GGAAGCTATTCCTGAGATTATTGAAGAAGGTATCCAAATCATTGAAGATGTAGATGCTGCAAAAGAAGCTTCTGAAGAAGATACTTCTTTACCTACCGAAGAGGAAGAAATGGAACTACCTACGGAACTTACAGAATTTGTTAGTATGGATCAACTTCCTGCAACACCAGGCGAAGTTATTTCAAAAAGACTACTTACAGCAAATCTTGCGACTCTTCTAAATAAGAAAGAGTATAAAGACAAGATTGAAATTGTTACATCTTCTACTAGTGATAACATTCCTAAGTATTACTTAATGGTTAACTCTATTCCTGTAGCAGTTGCTGAGTTTGAAAAAGCTTCAGAAGCCGTTCAATCTATTTTCTCTAACCCAGAATTATTCTCTAAATCTTTAGTTCTTGCCTTAGAAACTAGTACAGAAGAAAGTGATACTCCTTTGAAAGACTTCGGGATTCACGCTATTACAGCTCCTATCGTTAATGCATCTGCAGCTTTGACTTATAATGTTCATAAGGCTATTAGCAGCATGCAAGCTACTTTTAAAGAGAAAGAAAAAGAGATGTTCAATGTTTGGAGAGAGTCATTCACGACTGCTACTCTATTATTGTGCAAAGGATTATTAAAAACTAATGCAGAAGGTAAGCCGAGAAGTTTAGTTACTAAAGCTTCACTTACTGACACTCTTAAAGCAACCGGTATTAGCAACGCTGATATTATTGTAGAAGAAGCATTTAAAAAAGGAATTCAACGCGATTACGGTGTAATCGTTGAAGAGGCTTTGTCTTTGTACGCAAAGACACCTGAAGCAAGACAGGAAGTTAGAGACTTCGTTGCAGACGCCAAGTATCAAGGTGATGCAGTCTTTGCTTCTGATCAAGCAAATATTAATAAAGAGCCCGCTATCTCTGAAGTTAATAAACACCAAACCGCTGCTTCTAAATCAAGTTCTGATTTAGGCAGTATTCTAAGCTCTCTAACGAATAGTATTCGTGCGAGAAGTATATAATTAACAATTTAATCATTATCAAAATATGGCTATTTTTCCAGGCTTCGGCTTCGGCGCAGAGTTAGTTAAGTCTTACCCTGTTATTGACGGAGTTAACTCAATTGAAGAAGGTCTAGCTCTTACTTTTGCTTACCCATTCACAAATGGTGTTGCTAAAGTACGCGTTGGTTCTACTTCATCTACTGATCAGTTTGCAGGTATTGCATACTACCAGTACAGAGTTCTTCCTACTAAATTAAACGCAGTACAAGTTTCTACAGTTCCAGCTACAGGGCCTTTCACTATTAGCATAGCTAGTACTCCTTTTGCCCCGGCTACAGAAATGAGAGTTGTTGTTACTTCACTACTAGGTGTTAGCACAGTTCTTGTTTTCGGTGGTGCTGCATCAGTTACTGAGTTTGCTGTTAGTGGACAAGTTATTACTTTACACTCAAGCTTTGCCGGTTTCACTGCAACTATTACTTACAGCTATACTCCTTCAGCAGTTGAAGCTCGTACTTTCTTCGGCGATGTTCGCCCAGGTATCAGCAATACTTCTTCTTTAGGTGTAATTAATGCTATCTATAGAGGTGTTATCGTTACTACCAACTACGATCCAGCTGCAGATTGGGCTGCTAATTCAGCAGTTAAAATCCTAGCGAATGGTTACCTGTCTAAAACAAGTTCAGGCATGGCTATTCCTAATGCGATCGTTAAAGAAGTTCCAAGCGTGGGTAAACCATACTTGACTGTTGAACTTAGATAATAATAACAACTTTATAAAGCATAATACACTATGAACATTAATACTAACAGAGGATACGCTGCTTCAGCTGGCTTACACCCATCTGAACTTAAGAGATCAGGCTCTACTGAGTATCTATTTAACGGAAAAGGCGAAATGAACGCTTCTTCAAAAGCCGATGTTGCTGTGGGACAAAAAGAGTTCCTATCTGCATTAGCTTCTGGACATGCAATCCCGTCTACCCAAAAACAAGTCCCTGCAGAAGTTAAAGAACAGTTTAACAAGTTAAACAAAGTTCTTTGCGCAGCTTTAAACACTAATAAAGGTGAAGACGTTAAGCAAGTAGTTGCTTCTATGGCTAACTTGGTTTATGAGTATGCTAATCGTGATGGTTTCATGAGAAAATTCTTGAAACAAGTAACGGTTGAGCAAGGACAAATCCCAATGTTGTCTTCTGATACTAAAACTATCCAAGGTTACACTTACGATGCTGGCGGCGTTAACGTTGTTCCAGTTGTTGTAAGAGATAAGAAATTCTTCATGCAAGAGTTTCAAATCATTGTTAAAACTTTCTTGGATATCGTTGAGTATCACCAAAGCAACACCAACTTCTTTGAAAGCAAGCTTGCTGAAATGAAAGAGCAAGTAATGGTTCAAGAAGATCTACGTTGGAAAGCTCTTGCTGATGCAACTATTGGTTCTACTACCAACGGTCACGACTTACAGTTATTCACCTCTGGTTTGAGTGCTTCTGTAATAGGTACTATGAGAGCTCTTTTAGACAACTCTAAAGTTCCTCCTCAATACATGTTGATCGCAGCAAACTTAATTAAAGACTTCTACGGTCCATTAGGTCAAACTATCGATCTATTCCACTACTACCAAGTTCTTGAAACAGGTATGATTGGTAGCATCGCAGGCTTAACTGTTATTACTGATGCAACTCGCGTTACTGCTCAAAAAGTATTAAATGCTGGTGAAATGTATGTAATTTCAAATCCTGAATTCCACGGTGGTTACTCTGACAGAGCTGGACTAGAAGTTCTTGAGTACAACCCTGCATTAACTGAAACTGGTAAGACAGGTAAAGGTTGGACATGCTTTGAAATTCTTTCAATGATCATTTCTAACCCACGTTCAGTTGCTAAAGGTCTAATTACCGGTTAGTTAAACTAGTAATTCTATATTTAGATTACCTCTATATGGAGTGAATAAGAATTCTTATTCAC